CGGTGTTGTAATCAATAAATACCTGGCTCATTATTCCTCACTTGTTGTGTAAACAATCTTTTTAATACCATTTTGTCTTATTGCTTCGTAACATCTTTTGCACGGACGGCTATCTCTGGCTTCCCCGCGCTTATTTACCCTGGCAACATAAATGGTTGCACCACTTACATCTTTTGCCTTCTTCATTGCATCAATTTCTGCATGAACGGAGCAATGATCTTTAATGTGTTCACTAGATACAATGCGAGGGTGACTTCTATCCTTGTTTATTCCTGTTGAAATAACTCTTCCACCCTTTACAATCACAGATCCATGCTTCATTCGACAGTCTGACTGAGATGCTAGATACGATGCTACTGAAAGATATGCTTGGTCGCGCTTAGATACGGCGACCTGCTCCTTTGATAATCCTCATTATTTCTCCTATACCTTGTATATGCTTACGGGAACATTATTATTCTCCGCCTCAGAAATTACAACATCAAATATTTCTGAGCGGTCATGCTTCGTTGATAAATATACTACACTATCAAGGTCGTAGTTGTCAAAGTTTTCTGCAACATCGTTCTTTAATACACGATAGAACCGCGACTTGATTCCTTTCTGACGAAAGAATCCCTCTGTTTTATTAACAAATTCGGCGGCGAACTGATTAATCTTATAAGGTCCAGCGGTATAAATATCAATTTTATCATCGTTTCCTGTGACATTATTGTCAATCGCCACGACAACGGCGCGGGTAAAAGTATCATAATCTGAGAACTTATTGTTCCCATAAACAAGAATTTTCATTATTATCCTTAATATATGTCGGGAAATTCCCCATCTATAATCCATGAATCTGGACCAATTTTTATAACATCAATAGATTGCCACCTGGCATTTAAGTAATTTGGATCGGGGTAAAATAATAAATAATCTTCTCCAAGATTAACTTTACCTATTCCACCTCTAACTAAAGTAAACCTGAAACCTTTTTGTAAATCTAATACTGAATCATCTGGAAGTAAAATCGTGCAGGATGCCGTACATGTAGCAATTACAGTACTATCTTGATGAGACTCATTAATTGATTCTGTAAAATTTAATACACCATCTCCCCCAAAATTAAATACTTTTTTCTGTGAGTCAAGTGTAGTATAGAGGGATGCCCAAGATCCAGAAAAATGGTATCGGAACACATTACTCGATGAATTAAAATATAAATCTCCATCTACTGCAGCCGATGGATCGGACTCTAGATGTACAGGATTAAACGGGGAGACAAATTTCACGCGAATCTACCGCCCCAAATGTTTTTGTTTACATCGACATATCCAGGGGGAATAACGGCTAAACGGCATTTACCCATTTCTTCAATCTCGTAGGAAAGGATCATGCATCCTATACCGCCACCCTCTTTTTCGAAGTGCAGGGAGCAATTTCCACACATAACTCCAATGGAGGCATCGGCATTCTGAGCAGCAGGCTCGTAGCCAATCCAAATACCAGTCTCCTCTGCATCTAGGGGACCATAATTATCTGCAATAGTCACAAGGGAGTCATGAAATTCTTTTTCTGCGGCAGAAAGTTGTTCATATAGGTTATGTTCTGCCTTAGAAATGTCTTTCTTAGATCTTGCTTCAGCGGCGTAGAGTGCGCGCTGTTGATCTACCGCTTCGCTACGAGTACGATGAGTACCGCGAACGGTACCATCTGGACCTACTACAGAATATCCAGACTTTCCACGGTAATTTTGTCTAATATCATATGGCATAACTAAAGCCTCCCAAGCATTTTCTAAATCTATTATACCTTAAGCAAAGGAATTTTTTCTAACTTAGAAGCCTTCGCCTTCATGTCAATAAGTTCTATGGCCTCCGACCATTTGTATTTAACTGTAAATATATTGTAATTTTCTACGGCTACTCTATAATTTTTCTGCCGCTCAAATTCTCTTACCTCTGGATCTAACAGTTGTTTTAAATATTTTAGCCATTCTTTATTATTTTTCGCCACCCGTCCTGCTCCAGATGCCACTAGGTCACGATACTCTTGCGTGCTAGATGCAATAAAGGGTATGCCAGACAATGCATATTCTAGTCCCTTAAGATTACTCTTTGCCTCATTAAATGGACTTGGGTGTAGTGGAACGATTCCGATATCAATTGGCATGAATACATTTCCATAGTATTGGGGGCGAGCCCCTGTGTATCCAGTAAGCCTATCGGGATCAATATTTAAAGCCTGCGCCGCCCACTTTGGCTTATCTAACATTATTCCTGTATGATGAAATCGTAAGTCATTCTGTTCTATGATAGTTTTAATTGGACCAGAGACTTCAACTAAGTCATTGACCCGCCACATCATAATTCCGACCCAGCCAATAGTAGGCTTATTACCAGCAAGATCCATTCTGTAAATAAATGTTTTTGGATCTAATGAATTTGGTACACGATACACGGTATCGTTATATTGCTGCATTCTTTTCTCAAGGAATTTAGTGCTAGCAATAATGCCGTCTGCCGCCGAATATGTAGATATTAAATGCTGTCTATTATTATCAGGATTCTTTTCTGGGTCGGTAGTAATGAATGCTAAGTTATCTTTTGGAAGTTCTTCAAAGTGGTCGTCCGTATCAATAATGACGGTCTGACCAAGTTTTCTAGCCTCTTCAATATATTTAGGAGCATCCTTATGCATAAAAAGTTTAAGAACTACTACATCTAATTTATCGAAACACCAATCATAGTTTTTAATAACACCAATTCTGCCAGCCTTTAATCTTTCATAGGGTTTAAGGGCAACGAACCCCTCGCCCTCTTTCCATCCAATTTCACCAACAATTGCTTGGTGTCCTATTTGATTAAGATTGTGGGCGGGAATCATCATTCTTACGTTGGTGCATCCACCAGGCTGACCTTCTCTATGGTCCCCCCAGTCTGTCGAAAGAAATCCTATCCTCATTTAATCTCCATTAAGTAGATGTAGCGGGGGCTGTTGCCGCAATGGTTTATTTGCCCCCGCCACATATATTACTACGTTAAACTTTCTTTGGCGTGCATTTCTTGGGGAATAAAGACCATCCAGTATTGAATGGTGCAATGACCCAGGCATATGTTCTTGATGACCCCCATAAAGAATAGTACATTCCTGCATCTACATACCATGAATCATTTTTATGTGAATATCCATATCCCCAGTTATGCATAAGGCCTTCGTCAAAGAAATATTTCTTGACAATGACCGCTTGCTGATATCTATCTAACATTGCAGACCTAGACCACCATGATTTTCCTGACCAAGCGCTAGTCTGGATTTGGGCCCATCCCAGAGCACCTGTATACCACGGTGAACTTTCATCTAAGTTCTGATGCTTAGACTCTCTCCATGTGATTGCCCACATCCCTCTAAGCATTCCAGGCTTTGTAAACCCTGCCTTAAAAAGAATTTTAGAAGCCTTGTCGTTGCATCTAGATGGCAACGTCCAGACCTTCTTTTTATTTGCTGCTCTTTCTAAACTATCAGCGGTGACAGGAGTTCCTGCATTTTCCGCCAGGGGCGCAGACTTAGCATACGCCATACTTGGTGCTGCAATAAACGTGATTGCGAGAACTATTGCGGCAATCCAGTCTATTGCCATTCCAAATTGGTTTTTTGTCGTCATATTGACCTCCTTTGGCGGCAACATCATTCTACTTTACAGTAGGAAGTTCTATAAGTCAATTATTTGTAATATTCTGCATGACCGCTATCAATCATTAATTTATTAATGCTAGATATTTGGTCGGTAGTAAAAATTTCTCCTAGTACCCGACCATACTTGTCATCTTTATCTAATTGAGTTTTAACAGTAACGATTGATCCAACGGGTAGAGTCTTTGACAAAAACTCAGTAGATCTTTTGCCAAGTTCAGTAAATCTTTCGGGGGCATTAATAAGAGACAATCGCACCCTTTTAGCAATTGTTACATGAAAACCTAGATCAATATTAAGATCTACCGTGTCGCCATCGACAATTTTAATAACTTCTGCACTATAGGTATACATTTTTATCCCATTTAATAATTTCTATCATGTTGTTGTATATATTTATGTGTGGTTTCATCACATACCTACCGCCCGATTTTACTAGACAGTAGAATGTAAAGTATGACATTAGAATGTCACAACGCATAAATATGTTCTAGCACCCACAATAAGTGCCGCGCCAAATCTAGCGCCATCGTCATTTCCCATATTGTTATTAATGAGAGCCTGTGCTAGAACCTGAGTAATTTCATCTTCGGAAAGACCTCCGGAAAATCCTTCACAAATAGTATTTCCTAGACTAATCAAATCAGACTCATTAGCAATTTCTCCGTAGACCCCACCATTCTCTCTAACAAATTCTACAAATTTTTGAGAATTGGTCACCACTCCGTCATCGGCGCTAGGTGCTGGGATCTGCTCAGTAATAGTTACTGTTGGGGCTGGCTCCGACTGTGACGTACAGCCTACTAGGGCCACCGCAGAAATCGCGGCGGCGACAACAATCTTCTTCATATTAATCCTTTTCTATAAATGACTTGCCCACGACACTAATAATATAGTAATCGTGGGCGGGTGTCAATGATTATGCGCTTCTTGAAAAAATAGCATCAATCTCTGCGACATGTGAGGGACCAAATCTAGAAGCATCTCTCCTAGCCTTGTCCCAATCTGCCTGGATTCCAGAGGCTTTGCTTGTGGCACCTCTAAAAATCTCAGAAAAATAATGACCTAATGCTCTCATTATATCCTCCTTGTGGGTTGGTATATTTATCTTATCAGGGTATTGGTAAATGGTCAAATTTTAAACGACTTTTGTGATCAGTCTCACTCATCATCCCATCTAATAATCATAGAGGCATACCTTAATCCTTCAAGGAACCATCTAATTCGATCCATATCATTGTCTTTTTCTTCTAGATGATAAGAGTTTATTGTTTTTTCTATCTGGGAGGCAAATACTTCCCGCCAATATTTTTGACACTCATCATCTGAATGTATTTCCATGCTGGCGCGGGAGGGTACGATCCTCCAACCCTTCGGTTAACAGCCGAATGTTCTGCCAGTTGAACTACGCGCCATAGACCGATGTGCCAGCGAGTAACATAACCATCCTAAGTTCTGCACGTTTGACTAACTTCATACTGGAATCAACCGCGTAACTCGGCATTGCTGGCACATCGGGGTCTATTCTGTTATATCGAAAGCGGAGCCTTTCCACATTTTATTGGATTGCTCTCTTCTTCTCATAATTGCATTTCTTTTTGATTCCGCCCAGGATCTTCCTGAATCTCCGCCCCATAAAAGCCATGCAATAAGACCATTGGATGGGTATCCTTCTTCACCTTGTTTCCAGCCCTTGCCCTTTTTGTCAACGGCGTGGCGGCTAAAAAATGAATGCATTCTTAATACAGTAGACTCACTTAAATTCTTTTTGTTTGCAATGTCTCTAGCGCGTGCAATTCCTACTGCCGTTCCTCCACGATTAAATTCGTCGCGCATGGCAAGGCCACGGCGGGCATTAGAAGCCATAGAGTCTGTTGGCACATATGATTCAGCCATCTAATCTCTTCCAATCTGAAAAATTTATGTAATATGCCTTAAAGTGTATATCGCATACATATAATCTAGTAGACTTTCTTTCCCCAGACCATTTGGCGCTTTTCCCACAGAATGAGCATACTTCCATGATTAATTATAGCATTCCAAGTTTTGTCGCATAGTCATACATTACGATACCGCTTGCGACACTAACATTAAGGCTTCTAACACTACCAAGTTGTGGAATCATTACAACGTCATCTGCCATTCCAAGACCCATGGGGCTTACACCTCTTGCCTCTTCTCCAAAGATCATGAAAGTATTTGGATTCCACTCATATTCAGTGATGGGGGTAGCACCAGGAACATTGTCCACCGCCACCCAACGCATGTCTCTGATGTGAGGCTCATTAAGATAAATATGATCTAGTGATGGGGCGTACTTAAGATGAATATAGTTATGAGTTCCTACCGCTCCGCGTCGATCCCACTTCTTATTTCCAATAATCCAAGACTCTTTAGCCATGAAAGCATTACTATTACGAATGCCAGATGCTTTATTAAAGTCACCAGAAACGTTTTCAAAACCAACTGCAAATGGGAGGCGGCGGGTATCTAGGTCCGCCTTGATTTGATCATTCTCCCATTCCTTATAATAATCAATTACGTTTCTTGTATCCTGGGTCGGGATATCCACCATTCCATTTACCTCCATTGTAGGCTCCTGTGCTATAAATGAGATACATCATAGATTTTTCATCTTCAGTAAGTTCATCCGATTGAACCCAGCCCTCCGATTTATCAGTAAGGTAGATGAAGGCATTTCCATCTTCATCCATCTTTAAATCTATGAATCCTTTAAACCACAAAGAATTCAGTATATCTGAATCCATCTGTCGCATCCATTCTACAAGTTCCTCCTGCTCTTCATAGAACAATGGGGTTACCTTATATACTGGATCTCCAACAGGATTATATCCTACCACCTCAATGTACCCACGCTCAAGCATTATTTGTATAAGTTCTTCATTCATATCCATACTAGACCATCCCTATCGACTGAATATAGTCATCTATAGTATTTGGACTCGCGGGGGGAGGCTTAATAATATTTTTATCCGCCTCTTCTTTTCGCTGGTCTCTAATAAATTGTTTATATGTATGTACCTCAATCTCTATCTCTTGAGATTGTTTTCGGGTATTAGAAATAGAGTTATAAATTGATCCACATACTGCATCTGAAAGATCTTTGCTTCCCTTTCTAGGGTGATCCACTTTATCACGAATTATTCTTAGTTGCAATAGTTCGTCGGTAAGAAGTTTGATACTGGGCCCAATGATTCTTTCTTCTCCCACCAACATTGCCATATCATCATAGTGTTTTTTAGCAACAGATAAAGTCTCTGTATCCATTCCCGACATTCTTAATTCTGTCATAATGTCGTGTGAATTCCAGCGGTCAAATGTAACCTTTTTAATATTAAATCCGCGAGATCTAAGGTCAATGATAAACTGTTTAACTTCAGAAAAATCTACAGACTTATCGGATGTTGGAGTCCACCATCTTACACAATCTACTACAACGATAGGGCTAACAACATTATGGCTCATAAAGTTTTTAATCTGCACCCAGCGATCGACATGGGACATGGCAACGGCGCAATGGTCATGCTTTTGTGCAAGGTCAACGTGGATGTAATATTCCTTTTCATCCTGTGGAATAAACCAATCCTTGAACCTTCCATCATCATCAACACCATTCATTGGCTGATTAAAGCAAGTTAAGATCTTCTCCTTAGACTTGAAGAATGCATCTACTGCGTCTGGCGGCATACAGGCAAATCTTCCAAGAGCATCGACAGGGTTGTTATAGAAGGCAATCTTAAAATCATTAATTGATCTTGTGGGATTTACTTCCCAGGTCGGTCTTTTAAGTGCAAAAACTTTAGGATACTTGTAGGCATTTATTTGATCTTCTTCCCATTCGATAGTAAATTCATTTTCCTTGACCCCCTCAAGTTCTTCATCTAATTTGAATGTATGGGATCTGATAATAACGTCTTTGTCTGCAATAACTGCATTGTATCTTTGCTGAATAAAGTCATCGCGGTATCGTGGGAATGAAAGTAGCACAACCTTTCCAACGTCTGGAAATCGTGAATCAACAGACGCCCTATACATATCATAAATCGCCTGACCAGTTTTTGCCTGCTCATTACCGCTTGTTGATACTGTGCTAAAGCCAGAGATCTCGTCAAGGATCACGCAGATAACATTGTATCCCTCCCAGGATTCGCGCTCTGAGTGACCTGAGTGACATGTAATAGATTTATCAAATGATATGCTTTGGGCGGTAATATTATATTTTCCTACAAACCAGGGAGAGTCTTCGATTCTTTTACGGAAACCTTTGAAGAATACATTTCGTGCCTGCTCAGAGTTGATGGCAATATTAATAATGTCAATAGAGTCTCCTGGAGGCTTACCAAAATATTTGGCGGGGTCCTTAAGGCATAGTAAAAGATAAACAAGATAGGTGACGGAGATGGTGGAGATATAATCTTTGCCGCTGCCCTTCCCAAGTTGAAGAATTACTTCATTACATGTCTGTCGGCTTCTTTTAATGCCCTCTTCTTCGCCATATAATTTAATGAGGGTATCCTTTTTATACACCTGAGTCATTGCCTTAATTGCCTGATACTGAAACTCTGAAAGAGGTGGTAGATGAAGATAATCCTCGTTAGTAACAAATTCTTCAATGTTTACGGGATGCTCTTCAAACTCATCCTCCTCAAGGGCGGAGATAAAATCGTCAAACATTAGAATCCTTCAGCCTTGCCAGTAACTTCTTCTAACCTCCTGAAAACCTCTCGCTTACAATGAGAGCAATCGGCAACGACCTCTTTAAGGATTTTCACTAAGATTTCTTGTTTGCGCTCAGTCTCAATAATCTGCTGGGCTATTTCGCTATCCTCAATAAGGCCAGCCTTTTGCAACATATCTATTTGCTTTTGTTGAATCTCCGCAACAATTTTAATTGTACGAGCCTTGCCAGATAGATCTCCAACTGTGCCAGTCTGATTAATAACATCCCAGCCCTCCTCAATCAGCATGGAGTAGTGTCGGTCGGCACCAGACAAAGCCTCCCTCGCACGCATTTGAATCTGTCTATCACTTTGAATAACGGACCGCCATTCATCAAGATACTCTTGGACCTCCGCCCGTTTAAATCCAGTTGCCCGTGCAATGGCGGTGGGATTTGTAGTCCCTTTAAGGAATACATCCACCACTTTATTAATTTTTTCCCACCGCTCCGCAAGAACTACATCAGTTGACATTCATCTTCTTCCTAATACTTTTCTTTGCATGGACAACACCCTTAAGTTTTTCCACATAGAACGAACGATACTCTCCTGTAGTCGGAGAGTAGCAATCTATCCAAGTAACATCTTTCTTAACATTGTGAGCAAGTCTAATAAATTTAAAAGATCCACGAACATCTTTAAATTTTAGTGAATCTCCTGGCTTAATGATATTCTTTCCAAACTTGAGTTCATAGAATACTGAGATATCTGGATTAACTTTGTATGACGGCTGCTCTTCAGAATCACTAATCCTTTTTCTAGACATGACTCTCCTTTGTTATGTGGCGAATCCACTTCCACCACGGGTGGGAGCCCAAACCATTCCTGGCGAATCAATACTTCTCACCAGTCTTAATCCACAGTCGGGGCAGATAGCATTGTCTCTTTCTTCCATCTTCAAAAGCATCTCATGAGACTTATCACACTCAATGCATGTAAAGGTGTATAGCGGCATTACTTCCATGTCTCCTTTTGTGCAATACTCAATAATATCATATACCCGATGGTATCGTCAAGGTCGTTATCTGCGTAATATTCTTTGCCTCGCATTATTCTAGATAATTTATCGTCTATTCTAGATTTTATTATTTCAATATTGTCGGATTTAGAGAATATATTTACTGGGTCCAAAACTGAGTTACCATAGGATCTATTTTTTTCAATCAATAGGCTAGCAATCCTATTGCACTCATCAAGAACGGCACGCTCTGTTTTATTAATAGGATGAAATTTTGCGTCCCTATTTGTAGTTCTAAACATTTCATCTACGTCTATTTCAATCATCTTTTTAACTTCCTTTGGTCTCTAATTAATCCAAACTTAGCCAGATATCTATAGATAGTCTGATGGCTTACGCCACATTCTTTTGCAATTTCTTCAAGACTTTTCTTCTCCACCGCGTATCTTTTAGTAAGATATGCTTTATTTTCATATAGTTTAGCCATGTGTCACCAAATTCTTATGAGCGTAATACGCAAGTCCGAAAGCATCGCCAACATCGTGATCTTCTAGATTAATGTTAAACATGTTGTTAAAGTAATCTAAAGTTTTTTGTTTACGCATATTTCTTGCATAATTTCTGTACCAATTATCTGATTTGCCTGGATTGTCTAATTTTATCTGAGCCTTTTCAGCCTTTGTTAAATTATTATTTTTTATGTACGATTGCCATTGTATGGGCGGCACAGTAATGATTCTTTTAGAATCAATAGCCAATTCAGATATCAGTACGCCAACAATCATAGCCATATGTATCGCCACCGCCTGAGATTTTACCATGATGGCGGACTCTATACAAATATAATCTGGTCTAATTTCTTCTTTGATAAATGGCATTTTATCTCTACAATCTATTACTTTATCGTAGATGTTGTTTCCATGAAAATCTATCTTACCCCATTTAATTGGCTCGCCGTCGAATAGACAAAAGGCAAAGGAATTGGTTGATGAGTCTACACCCAAAACCGTACTAGCGTTTTGTTTTATGAGTTTTTTTAGCGACATTATTAATAACCTCTAGTATATTTCCTCTGTTGTTTTTGCTATCTTCCTCAACACAGATGAAGCATTTATTATTTTCATTATATCTACTTAGTAGTTGTCCACAATTACAATATCTTTTTTCCCCACTTAGCCGTCTTTTATTTTCATAATACTTGCTCATAATCTTTTTATTAGTTGCAAGCCTACAACATGCGGGGTTGCAGTATTTTTGGTTCTTTTTGTTGGACTCAAAGGCGGTACCACAATGGGCACAATTCTTCACTCTATACCTACCTTTAGGTTGGCTACTTTTACCTCCCCCGCCTCTTTTTCCAGGCAGGTTTCGGATACTGGGCAACCCTTACAGGTCCAGGTAGATTTTGTATACCCACGTTTTGGAAGAGTGTCAGATTCATACAATGAATATACTTCTCTCATCCATTCAAATACATAGTCAATGTACTCTTCATTCTTTTCATTCATCTGAATGGGAATGGCAAGGAGTTCATTATCATTCTTATTTTCATAGAGAATAAATCCTTCGTCCGCCCCCTCAATTTTCATATAAATTAATAATTGAAGAAAATGACTTGAAGAAGGTACTCCCTCGCTCTTTCTTTGAATGAAGTATTGGTCTTTGATTGTCTTGATTTCACCGATAATTTCCTCATCATCTATCTCCAATACTACGTCAGCGAATCCTCTTACTGGTGGATCATTACTTTTTATTTCCCGCTCGCGCTGCTTAAGAAGACCTGTTGTTTCTATAAGTTTTTCAATTCTTTCATGTGCGTCTGTGCCCGATCTCATGGAGGCAATATTGGCGGCGGGGATATTTTCAGTAAATTCTGCCCCATTAAATGCTATATACCAGTATCTTGCACAAGTTCCATGACCATATCCAATAGTGCTAGGGGCAAATGTTTTCTTTCTCTTAAACTCTTGGACGGTATTAGTGTTTTGATATGCAGAGTTAAGTGTCTTAACAAACTTCTTGGAGTCTAATTTAGTATCCTTAGGTTTGCTTAATAGGGATGATATTAAATTCTTAGCCATAATTAACCTAGATTATACCTTACTGTGTACTTCAGCGAGTCTACAAGTTTATCTAGCGCGTCCTTACTGGAATAATAGACATTCTTTTTAATATTATTTGGAGATCCAGTTGGTCCTTTGGCCGCCGTCGAATACCATGCAGCAAGAATACCAAACTTAGCAGATAATGCCTGGAGTTTAGCAATAAGTGTAAGGGCCTGTGTGGGAGGAATGTCTGGCTTAGAAATAATCTTTACGATGGCAGCCATAGCCTCATCAAGACCGTCGTCTTTGACAAAATCATGAATGTCTGTGAACTCCGATACTTGATTAATCAGATCAATTGTATTTTCCATCTAGTTCCTCCAATAATTCTTCCAGGACACCCCACTCAATAACAGCGAGCCTTGTCTTCCTGCCGCCGCTGCCCATTACTAGCATGAGCAAGGGATTCTTTGTGTTATCTGTTTTTAGGCAGTCGGTGACAATCTTTGCCCATATATCTTCATTTAATGATATAGATTTACTGTATTCTTTTATATCTACTACAAACCTATCCACATTTCCATCTGCTTTTTGATATTGTCCACGCCCACTATTTTTGTGAGACTTAGCACCCATCCTTTTTAATTCAGAGCGCTCACTCATACACTAGCCTGGCGCTGCCGTCATGCCCGTTGGGGCATGTAAAGTAAACCTTCTTGTTGTCAGGATCGTAAGCCCCAGTAGTAGATACCTCAAAGCACCCTTGCTCTGGGCAAGAAAAGGTGCCCTCAATTTTCTTAAAACTAGAAGATGACTTATTTGGGGCGGTAATAAAAGCCTTAGGATCTATCATATTTTTTCATACACCAACTTAGTTAATTCTTCTTGCATATCAAGATCCTCTCTCGCCCTTGCAATAACATTGGCACGACCTTGAATTCTTTCTCCTAATACAGTATACCAGGCACCGCCGCGCTCAATGATTCCAAGCATTTCGGCGGTATCAACAAGGTCTGCAACATGATCTACTCCAACATGATCACCTTGGAAGTAAAAGTCATACGATCCTGTGATAAATTGTGGACCAGTTTTATTGTAATCAATTGTCCAGTTTACGGGCCGCCCCACCTTTTGTTCGATGAGTTTATCTCCTACTGCAATTTTATCCTTAATAGATGAAGCCTCTGCCTCACTTGACCACAGTTTAATGATAGTGCTAGAGAAGAACTTTACCGCCATTCCGCCCGTGGGAATATGACTGGCGTGCATAGATCCAAACTGATTACGTTGCTGAGAGATAAGGATAAGTAGCGTCTTATCATTGACGTAGTTTAACATTTTGACGGCGTGAGTCATATCCTTCGCCTCCGCGCCAATTTGTTTTGTATCCTGAAGTTGTTTAAGTTCAGAGCCGTCTTTCTCAAAATAGATGGCGGGAAGAAGGGCAGAGATAGAATCTACAACAAGGAGGTCCACTCCCGATTGGATAAGTTGCGTGCCAATGTCAACCATGTCGTTAATTGTTTTTGCTGGCGAATAAATAAGTTTTTCGGAATCGACTCCAAGTTTTTCAGCCCATTCAGGAGAATATGACTGTTCGGCATCAATCCACGCGCATGTCTTCCCTTGCTTCTGGGCATCTGCAATAAGTTGCAAGCAGAATGATGACTTACCTGACGATTTGTTCCCCCAGATAAGAACTTGTCTACCATACGCTAAACCTCCTTTAAGAGCAACATTTAGTGAAAGGCTGGGAGTTTTTTGTTTATGTATTTCAACGTCAGCCGCGCTTCCGACCATTTTTCTTATCTTTGGGTCTAGCCTTGATAGGACTTCCTCCATCATCATGTCGCTCATTAAAATGACTCTCCAATATATATGCTAATTCTTTTATCCGCTCATCCCTTGAGCGTTGCAAAGTATCTATGATGCTTTGCATAAGTTCTTCACTATAGCCACGAATGACCATAAGTTTTTCTCCATCTGAACCATGCAGAAAGTAAGCCTTCATTATATCATCCGCGAACGCCGTGCAACTTTGGACGACCTTTATTTACCCTTGCCTTAGATCTTACAGTTTTGTTTAGTGAGTAAAGTACCTCTCCATTAAGCCTAAGACCTTCATACAAATCACAAACTCTAATAATAATGTCCGCCAACTCTTCCACCACCTGATCATGCCCCCTAGACTTTCTTAAGGCTTCTAAAACCTCTGTTGCTTCGGAATGGATCATAGCAATTTGTTTTGCATAAAAAATAAACTTTTCATCCTCTGGTAAATACCCTAGTGGGTCCCAGAATCCTTTTTCTACCGCCGTTTCGTGTAATTGTGCAGATAATCTATCTAAATTCATCTAATAAAACCTTTTAATGTAGTAGCGCCAGATGAAGTTTCTGAAAATATCGGTCGGCAATTAGTTCCTGGCTTCATTCTTGCAATTGCCTCCGCGTACATTGTGGGGAAAATTACTATGGACATGAGATCTTTATCTTCATTGGCGAGAACAGCATTAGCCATTTTGTCACCCTTCTTTGTTTTCCTGGCCTCCATATCCACGACAAAATATTCGTCGGGGCCAAGGACCATAGTCTTTGCCTTTAGAAATTGTACAAAAGAACTATTAGATGAGTCAAGAGAATCTGGCGGTAGATAGGAAAGAATCCTATTGTCTGAAATAAGGAATATGTACATCTTACCTGGCTCAATTACTGTATCTGCGTTGTGAAATACCCCCACGCTGCCAGTCTTATCGACAATTTCAATCCTGCTCCAGCCGTCACCGCGCTTGATTGACTTCACCATAGCCATTACGATGAAGGCTCCGCTTTCATCATAATCTTCTAATGGACGGAAATATGATTCCACCCACCTAGGGATATTTGTAACAAACTCTGGAACATTAAGATATTCATAAAGATATTCTCGCTCATTTCCAGATCTGGGATTATCCTCAAATGCCGCCGCACCAATTCTATTTAACGCCTCTACCGCACGACTATTTACCCCAGAGCCCTTCTTTGTCGTAAACTCTATGAACTCTTGATATGAGTTAAACGGCCTCTTAGCAATAATCTTCTTAGAAATTCCAGCAGAGAGATACTTGATATTTCCTAAACCAAATCTGATAGCATCCCCTTCTAGAGTAAAGTCCTCACCAGATTCATTGATGTGTGGCAAGCGAATCTTGATGTTCATTCTCTTGGCCTCAATGAGGTAGTCTGTTCTCTTATCTTTATCTAATTCATTCTTTAATAGAGAGAACATAAACTCTGTTGGGTAGTATCTCTTTAACCACGCCGTCCAATAAGATAGCGTAGAATAGGCAACAGCGTGACTCTTATTAAAGGAGTATCCAGCATGGGCCTCAAGTGTAAGCCAGAGTTTTTCTGCGGCTTCCTTAGAAATGTGCTGTGAAGCGCCAGAAATAAATTTATCCTTGAACTGGTCGAATTCTTTTGCATCCTTCTTCTTTCCGATAATCTTTCTTACCTTGTCGGCTTCCGTCATTGTCATGCCGCCCAGATAAACGCACGCCTGCATAACTTGCTCTTGGTAAAGAATACACCCATAAGTATCTTCTGTAAATTCTTTAAGAATGGGGTGGATGTAGGATACTGCTTGCCGCCCCTTCTTTCTCTTAATGTAGTCAGCACCGATGGTATTCATGGCACCAGGGCGGACCAGAGCATTTGAGGCGGCCAGTTCATTAAGATTACTTACCCCCATTTTAATAAGAAGATTAGTATATGGAGTCGCTTCTGCCTGAAACACACCCTTGGTAAATCCAGCACTTATGTCGGCATAAACCTCTGGGTCATCCATAGGAATTTTCTTTAAGTCAATGTCTACACCCTTACGCTCTTTGATACTGTTTATCGTATCTTTAACAACGGTAAGAGTTTTGAGGCCAAGGGCATCAATCTTAATCAGGCCAATCTCAGCCGCTTGATCCATATCCACCGCAACCACAGGAATCCTATTGTCGCTGTGAGAATCTTTTCTCGTTTCAATCGGCGCGTAGGAAGATATGTCTGTTTTAGATGTAACGATTCCAGCAGCGTGCAAACCAGTACCACGAATTCGACCACGCAGCCTGTCGGCGTACTCTACTACCTCTGGGTATCTGTCCCTGAAGTCTTTAATGCCTGGAGTGCGGATAAATTCTTCCCATGTTTCAATACCTTTCAATGCTTTGTTTACTTCCGACAGCGGAATGTTGAAGGCTCTTGCAACGTCCCTAACGACCCCCTTGTCCCTGAAAGTATTAAATGTTGCGATAGAGGCAACATGCTTATATTCCTCAATGAGGTAGTCCTTTACCTCTCCACGGCGGCGATCTTCATAGTCAGTATCAATGTCAGCCGCGTCCATTCTTCCACGGTCACATACAATACTTGGATAATCCTTTGGCTCATCATCTGTTATACAAAGGACATAGGCGACAGTTGAGTTATTCTTGTTTGAGTATTTTTCACCAATCATAGACAAGAATTTTTCTGATAGGCCCAACCTACCAATAACATATAGTTCGTCAGCAGCCCAATCTTTATTGTATTTTCTTGCTGAATTGTTAAAATGATTAAGAAGTTCCAAGAAGTTTGTTTCTTGCGAGAACCGCTCGATCAAATTTCCTTTCAAGATATCTGTCTGAGTTATCATATAAAAAGTCCAATACCTCTAAAGTTAGTGTTGTATCTAGATACCATATATCTTTTATAGAATCGTACCATTGAGATCCGCCGACCCTTTCTTTTATCCAAGAAATAACATCTTTAGTTCCAAGAACCGATAGACCAAATCCGCTTTTAGATAACTTACTTTTTCTAATTGAGCCATCACCATCATAATACCCTCTGATCCAATGACGTTCAAGGCTTTTGTCTATTTTTGGAGGCAACAAAGTTTTACTTTTATTTTCTATGCAACCATTATTATTTAATCCATCAAACAGGTCTTTTGAAGTTATGAGTAATCTATAATATTCTGTTTCGCCATAAGTAGTTTCTGTCTTATATTTTTTTATTGGATAAGTTGCCTCTATATCTTTTTTAAAAATTTCTAGATGATCTCCGTCCTTTGATGTAACTCCCGACAAATACCCATACCGACTTCTTGTAAGATATCCATCTGCACACATATATCCCAACCAATATGCTTTTGTAGGGTTATCTATTTGGTTAAAATATTTTTCGTTACAACTATATTTTAGAGATTTTTCACGATGGGATCTAGTTAGCCCACGAACCTTTAGTTCTTTATATAATTTATCTATATTAACACCGTATTTTCGAGAAAGTTCTGGCCCTGATAAACCACTTGAATATAATTTAACCGCTTCTTCTAAATCCATGTCTACATTATATCATAGTTTTTGAAAATGACAGTTGTACTCAACATACCCAGAGTCAATAAATCTAGAAAAAATAAGGTTATGTTTTATCGGGTCAATCTCAGTAATGCCAAGCGCATAGCATACGAGACTTCCTGCGGCAGATCCTCTTCCAGGACCCACCATGATGCCCTGACTCTTGGCCCAATGAATCATATTAAATACCACTAAGAAGTAGGAGGAAAAACTTTTATTACTAATAATTTCTAACTCTTCTTTGGCCCGCTCAAGATACTCTGGTTCAATGAGTTTCCTTTCTCTCAAGCCATCCATAACCTTTTGACGGAGTTCTACATCTGGGTCGGCGTGACTGACGGGTAGTAGGTCTACGCCAAACTTAACATCATAAGAGGACACCTTCTCACTAATCTCAATGCTATTCTCATAGATATCTTCCCGCTCAATTCCCTGAGCCAGCATTCTAGTCTTTACATCTTGATACCCCATAAGCCAAATGTCTAAATCCTTGAATGACATTTGACGATCACCGTAAATATAGTCTAAACGTTCTATTAAATTCTTAATCTTTCGACTCTTATTGAAGTCCGCCTCCTTGAGGGCTTTGGGATGCGTGCCCAGGATAAGCATGATTTCTTCTGCAATTCTATCTTCTGGAGAAGCAAAGTGACAATCCAATGTAACGACTGGCTTAATGCTCAATTTATCGGCAAGATTAAGGAGGGAGTGATTAAGGCTGGCCGGATTGTGTGGCTGAATCTCCATGTAAAAGTCATCACCAAATACATCTTTATGCCACTTAGCATACTGAATGGCCGCCGCTTCATTATCATTCTCAATAGCCTTCGCTATCATTCCATTCATACATCCAGACAAAATGATAAGATCTCTACCAAACTTCTCTAGCATATCGAAATCTGTGCGGGGCTTAATAAAGAATCCTTCCTCCCAGGCGTTCTCCGACAATCTGTTAAGATTGTTTAACCCTCTATCATTCTTGGCTAGAATAATAAGATGGTTATACACCTGATCATCTGGAGTTCTCTCTTTGCGAGAACGTTTGTCTAATCTATCTGTAGTAAAGTATGCCTCTAGACCAAGGATAGGCTTTACCCCATGCTCTCCCGATGCTTTTACTAGATCTCTATGGCTGCTCAGAGTGCCATGGTCTGTAATGCTAAGGGCAGACATTCCAACCTCCGCCGCCCTTTTCACCAGTTCTTCTGGTGAAGAGTATCCATCTAGGAGCGAATAAAATGAATGTGAGTGATGATTATGAAACATTTATCTCCAATAAATGAGTAAGCAGTAGGAGTATATCCTACTGCCGACTCAACAATCAAGGTTATTTACCAATCAACTGATGTGCTTGAACTTGTATCTACGTCTAGACCCATGTAGAATGCCTCTTGGTCTGGGTAGGATACCTGGCGAACCGCGACCTTTTCTAGATCAAAGGGATCTACGCCTGTCCAGTCAAACTTCTCTGTATCTGGTGCTAGCGGAATGAGGGTATAACTTGTCTGAGTTCCCGTTCCAGATCTCTTTAGACGCCATTGAAGGTTGCTAATTGACTGAGTATCACCAGCATATTCAATAAGAATGTTCGTAGCAGGAGACTTCTGCCCCACGCCCTGTGACCATACTGCAACGTACTGTTCTGTGCCATCATCAACAAGGACGTTTGTGTAGAAACGCAGGCGAGCCTTCCAGCCAGCCTTTGGGTCCTTACGATGCATCTCGCATCCAAAGCAGCGGCCTTCATCATCCAGGCTGCACAGACCCTTGCGACGGTAGTCCTTTGGATTAGTATGCTCTGCTACAACAATAGCAAGGCCACGATTCTTATCATAATTAGGTGAATCGGGATCTAGTTCATTGACAAAACGAATCTTTACGCTCTGACCATCTTCTAACTTAAGCCAGCGAGCGCGTGCGCCTTCTTCCATTTGGGGGCGCTCCATCTTACTCTTGATATTCTTTAAACCTGTGATAACTGACATATCATTTCTCCTAGAAGTATTTGACCCTATAAGTGGGCCGATCTATATATTATACCGCTAAAATTAAAGTATTTCCAGAATATTTGTTAAATAAATCTTTCATTTCCTGATCAGATAGGTCTCCAACGTCTTTGGCTCCTGAGAGAGATACTACCTCTATGATCTTATTTTTCACCCCGCCGACGATTTTATCCACCATCTTCCTGCCCGCATCATCTGCGTCGGGACACACAATAATACTCTTTGCATACTGCTGAAGCAAGTGAATTTGTGTGCGGCTTACAGTAGCCCCAAGGGTTGCTACTGCTGCAAAACCTGCCTGGTTCAATCTAATAACATCAAAAGATGATTCAACTACTACAATAGATGATCTCTTTACTTTATTAAGATTAAACAACACCTTGCTCTTTGGTAGACCAACACTATTTTTAAAAGACTTTCCCTCTACCGATCTTGCAACAAATCCCAGACACCTACTGAATTCATCAAATACTGGAACGATAACCATATCCTGTTTATCAGAGTACCCAAGTTTAAAGATAGCAAATGAATCATCGGTGATGTTTCTAGAATAAAAGTATTCTTTGGCGCGGGGGCTCTGTAAAAGATTACGATGCAGTCTTTCTATTGTCTGTATATCAAATTCAGGGTGGTCTAATGAAGTGTCAATAGTCTCTTGAATCACCCGCTCAATATCTACATCATCTCTTTTTGAGTGAATGAGTCGGCTAGCCTCAAAATAGTTTCTGCTGGTTGTCCTCATTACCATATCTATAATAGATCCAGACTCACCGCAGGAAAAACAAATAAACATACCGTTGCTTTTATCTATCTCACAGGCAGGGGTATGAATATTGTAATGGAAGGGGCAGAATAAAAGGAAGTGCGTATCAATCTCGCCGCCTACTTTAATATCACAAGATTGTAGGATGGAGGCTATTTGTCCCGATGTGTAATATTCATCGGGATGAGATTGTTTCCGCTTACTGCCAGGTAGCATTGTGCCTTTGCCCTTCCAATATATACTCCATAGATGGTCAACAAAAATGTATACTTGTCTTCCTTATATTCTAGGCTAAAGGCAGGCTCTACGTCAAGGTGGGGAACATAACCATTTGATCTCATCATGTCTACAAGAATAGTTTCATATCTTTGGCGGACACTAGGAATGGCAGAGTCATCCTCTATGAGGCCATCTATATGAAATTCTTTTATTCTTTTGTGTCCCACGAACGACATAAATATATTATACCGTTTGTTGACTATTCAATTGGATCTAGGATTTCCTTAAAAATTCCTTTATCAAAGTCTACTTCTAGGTAGAAGTCACCCATGTAGCCGTTTCTGTTCTTTCTTAATGCACACTCAATAATGTCTGAGTTTGCCTTTCTTCCCATACCCACCACAAAATCCGCATCGTAAGCAATCTGTCGTGACCATGCTACTTGTCCAAGTTGTGGCACAGAC